TGATTCCTTTGGCCATGGTCATTTTATGCTCTCCCCGAAGTATATCTCAGCCTCAAGATCCGTCATATCAACTACAGACATGCTGTCTAGGTATGCGCTGTAATTCCTGTACCATTGGTGTTGAGCGCACAGTCGCACGGTTATGTCATGGCGGAATACCGATAGCTCGGTTCTTAGTAGTTTGTCTTCAGCGTAGCTCATAATGCCGACTACGTCTTTGTCCAAGTGCGTGTCTTCCTCCGTCATTTCGCTCTCCTTATGTGTATCTATCAACCCACAATGATCCATATGATCCATGGCTTGATGTTGGTGTGTAAGTATGTGCGTGTGTCTTTGTAGTGTATCGATTGACTCATGACCGTCGAGTGTTAATGCGTGTCGATGACGTCGGTCTGTCCGTTACGAATGCTACGATGGAAGTTATGTTAGAGCGTTGAGTTGACACCGCTATTGAAGGAGTGCACATTCCATGGGCCTGCGAAGCAGGAGGTTCACTCTCCAAGCGCGCATAGTCGTGAGCTATCTCTTCGCAGAAGAGAGGGGTGGGGAGGGGGGACAAGGGTTCAGTTTCACCTACAGGGGGCCTATCTCTCATTTCTGCTGGAAAAACCGCGAGGTATTATGGCGACTCCTAAGAGATTCTTGAATTCAACATTGAACGACCAGCAAGAGGCGTACTGTCGTCATTTTGTGGAGCATGGTGGAAGTCCTCGCCGTGCCATGGAGTTGGCTGGTTATGATGATGACGGGAGCAGCAAGGCGCGTGTTCAGTTGCATCGTCTACGTCACAATCCTGCTGTTCGTGACCGCATACATCAGATCACCCGTGAGGCGTTCACCAGTGACGCTGTAGAGGCGCGTGAGTGCCTTCTTCAGTTGGTGAGGACGGCTAGGTCGGAGAAGGTCAGATTGGACGCTGCGAGGGATCTGCTGGACCGTGCTGGTCACAAGCCTCTGGAGACTTTGCTTACGATGAATGCTTCGGCGGCGTTGGATGAGACTGAGTTGAAGGAGAAGATTTCGGGATTGTTATCTCAGTTGAACATTGATCCTTCGTCTTTGAAGCGGCAGCGCGAGGCGATGGATGCTGCGAAGGAAGATATCGAGGAAGCCACGTTTGTTGTGAACGACTGATAGGAGAATTGCTATGGCTAGAGGATATGGTTACCACAGAATCAGGCCTGCGAGGGCTGTGAAGCCCAAAGCTAAGTCCCGTCCCAAGATAAAGAAGAAGTCCAGGAAATCAAAGTAGGTTAGGTCTTTAGACAGACCTGTCACCAAAAGCTCCTGAAGGAAGGCTTGCTTACGAGGCCCTCTCCGTGCACGCCTCAACGTAGTTAAACACATGCTTATTAGGGTTGTCTGTGACCTACAAGGAAGTAGGTAGCAGCCTGAAATACCGTGTCAAGGGCTTTGTTGTAAACCATTGATTTCATGGGGGCTTATTTCAGAAAAAACCCGGTGACCATTAGGGGGGAGGTTATAACCTGCGGGCCACCGGGTGAAACTGGAACGGAGCGATCCAGTGATATGTTGCATATATACAACATATGGTATACGCCTGCAATATGGAGCCTAGATCTAACGACCCCGATATCGCCAGGACAGAAATCCTTTCGGAGCTTACTCATTATGTAGAGATGCTGGACAGGCAGCTACAGATGCAGCGGCTTCTCCAGTACGCGCCGTATGACAAGCAGCTTGAATTCCACACGGCTGGGGCTGATTACCCGGAACGTCTGCTCATGGCTGGCAACCAGTTAGGCAAGACCTACAGTGCCGCGATGGAAGTGGCCATGCATGTCACCGGCATTTATCCTGACTGGTGGGAGGGGCGTAAGTTCAGCGGGCCTGTCAATGCTTGGTGTGCCGGGGTCACCTCCGAGAGTACGCGGGATAATCCGCAGCGGTTGTTGCTTGGAGTGCGCCGGGAGTTCGGCACGGGCTCGATACCAGCGGAGAACATAGTTGATATTCAGATGGCCCGTGGCGTACCGGACGCTGTCGACAGTGTGACTGTTGAACATATATCGGGCCGTAACAGCCATATCTGGTTTAAGTCGTATGAGAAGGGCCGGGAGAAGTGGCAGGGGCAGACGCTTGATTTCGTCTGGTATGACGAGGAGCCCCCAGAGGAGATTTACACTGAGGGCCTTACCAGGGTGAATGCAACTGCCGGGATGGTGTTCGTCACATTTACGCCACTATTGGGCATGAGCCGAGTGGTCACGCGCTACCTACAGCCCAGCGACGACGCGGCCAAGCACCGGCATGTGGTTAACATGACGCTGGATGACGCGCCTCATATGAGCGAGGCGATGAAGGAGCGCATCCTATCGCAGTATCCTGAGTACGAGCGGGACGCCAGAACCAAGGGTATCCCGATGCTGGGGTCTGGCCGCGTCTATCCGATTGCAGAAGAGAAGATAAGTTTCTCCTTGAACGACTTTGGCGGCGGGATGCCGGATTACTGGGCTACTATGGGCGCAGTTGACTTTGGCGACTGGGATCATCCGACCTCTGCTGTCTTTATCCGCTGGGACAGGGACCGGGATGCCATCTATGTGACTGATTCTTACAGGCGTTCCAAGGAACCTCTTGCTGTACACGCCGCTGCTATACGGGATAGGGCCAATGGTTGCTATGTAGCGTGGCCTCATGACGGCCTGAAGCACGACAGGACGGCTGGGCGCACCATAAAAGACCTCTATAGCGACAACGGGGTGAAGATGTTGCGTGAAAGGACCATGTATGAGAGCGGAGACTACTCGGTTGAGGCCGGTATTGCTGACGTATTGAACCGTATGCAGACTGGAAAGCTGAAGATTGCATCACATTTAGGTGACATTTGGGAAGAATTCAGACTATATCATCGCAAAGATGGCAGAATTGTGAAGGAGCGGGATGATTTAATGGATGCCTTGCGCTACGCAGTGATGTCCATACGCCATGCAAGAGCGCCTTCTGACATGGATAGGGTGATAGAAGTGGAGAATATGGAAGATTACCATGTCCTATAACCTGAATGTGCGTGATATCACCCATACGGATATCTCTTTATTCTATGATGGGATGGTGGATCTGCTTATTTCGCACCTGGATTGGCATGACTTCGACTCTACAAAGTTCAAGAGCTGGTTAGAGTGGGCGATAGACGACCCAGACACGGATACATTGCTGTGTTTGGACGGGCATTTGCCTGCTGGCTACTACTTAGCCAAGATGGTTACGCCCTTATGGTCTAACGAGCGCATATCAAGTGACGTTGTTTTGTATGTTTTGCCTCCTTATCGTGGTAAGGGTGTTGCTGTTGCACTATTACAACAGTGGATTTATAATTTAAGGGAGCGTGGTATCAAGAAGGCTATCTCTGGCTACTCTCTTAGGGCCAGCGAGGACCACGCACAGAAAGCCTATTCACGTATGGGCTTTTTCAGGTTGGGAGAGATCTATGCAAAGAGGCTCTGATGTGTGACGGCGGTGATGGCGGCGACGGTGATGGTGGTGGCGACGACACCGGCTCTGCTGCGGATACCGCACAAGGTGGCGGTGGTTCGAGTGCGGTCGGGGGTGATGTCGGCGGCGGCATAGGCTCATCCGCTTCTATATCGGATGCAATTTCTGCTGGTCAGGCACAGGTAGCTGCGGCAGAGGCAGCTGCTGCGGCGCAGGCTGAAGCTGACGCCATAGCTGCCGATATGGAGGCTATAGCGGCACAGGCAGCTATCGGATATGCAGCTCCTGCAGGCGCATCCTCTGGTCAGAGTGCCCCATCCACGCAGCCCGGCAAGGGGGCTCTTCTTAATGCGTTTACTATGCAGCCCGCTAAAGCGTCCCCTACCCCAGTTGCGCTGCCCGCTCCTCCAGCCCCCCCCGGACCCATCATGTCTGAGGAAGTGGTAGACGAAGAAACTGGCGAAACTGCTATGGTGGAAGTGGCACACGCTTCAGTAAACCAGGGCCAAAGTGCGGCAGCGGCGGCGGCTATAGCGGCAGAAGATCAGATTATGCAGGCCGCATATAACGAGGGCCTTTTAGAGGTTACGCCACAAAATGTAACCATTGCCGGTGATATCACACAGACTGGCCATCACAATATCATGGCTCCCATAGGGTCGAACCCTGTAGCCATGGGCTCATATTCGGTGGCGGGTAACTTAGGGGCTAACTCTGAGGTGGCCCAGGCGATGATGGCCGCCAACCCAAATAGCCCACATGCATCCATAGGAGTAACGGCGAGTGATATAGCTGCCTTGTCTGCTCAAGCTGTTGACCCCAGTAC